ACGAGGCGGGCCCTGAGGCTAACGGCTCCAACGACCTCACCCAGATCAACTGGGGTGGCATCCGGGGCCGTGACGTTTTGACTGGCGGCACGGGGGGAACTTCAGAGATACCTCAGGGCAGCACTTCGTTCGACGGAATTAACGATTACATTGAGGTCGGAGCGCAAGCTCAGAGCATGGACCTTAGCGGTGCGTTTACGCTTGAGGCATGGGTCAGGCTGAACAGCACGTCTGGAACCCACAGGATCTTTGACCTGCGCACCGTGACTGTTACGCTCGCCAACACGCTGATGATCGACTACGCGGGCGGCTTCAGGTGCTTTGTGAATGGAAGTAACCAATCAAGTCAACCGGTTGCGACTGTCAACACATGGCACCATATCGCCGCTGTCCGAGACGGCTCTAACAACTTTGCGTTCTTTGTGGACGGCTCCAGAGCGGCCTCCACGTCTTCGTCCGTTGATTTCACGCTGGATTACGATTTTGTAATCGGGACCGGCGGCCCTCAGTTCTATCAGGACGGCAGCTCCAGTGCCGTTCTCAATGGTTACATGTCGGAAACCCGTATCAGCAACACCGCACGGTACGACCCGACAGCGGCCAGCATAAGCGTCCCGACCGCGCAGTTCGAGGATGACACAAACACCTTGATGCTCCTGCGGTTGAACGAAGCAACGATAAGTGACGTAGCAAACCCGTCGCGGACAATCACAGCGGGTGGCGTGAGCAACAGCACAAGTGTCTACAAGTTCTCGACCGTGCCAGCCGTAGCAGCCTCCGACCCCTCCCTCGCCAACACGGGCATCCTCTCGCTCTCCGAGTTGTTGCAGGCGAGTTATGGTGCGGCTACTGCAGTCTTTGGCGCCACTGGTGGCGTTGAGGACACGACAAGCGTAAGCGGTTACAAGCTGCACACGTTTTACAACGATGGAACTGCTACCGGCGGGACCGGCAACACGGACTACCACACCAACCACACCTTCACTGTCACTGGTGCAGCAGGAGAAGTTGAGCTTTTGCTCATTAGCGGCGGGGGAGCTGGGGGCCAGCTCGGCGGCGGTGGCGGTGGCGCTGGTGCTGTTATGATTTCCAATGCCTTCACCCTTGATCCCGGCGACTACACGGTAACTGTTGGGGCGGGGGGCCTTGGGCTGCCAGGCTCAAACGGCAATGGCGGCGGCGGCACCGCCCTTAGTCCAAACAACGGACGGCCAACGACGTTTACTGATGGTGGCTACGCCTCAACGACCGGAACCGGCCAAGATCACGCTGGCAGCACCTTTTCCATCACTGCCGTTGGGGGTCAGGCTGGAGAAGCTGGTGAGAACTGGAGCAGCCAGACAAGACCAGCGGGCGCAAACAGCGGGGGACAAGGGTTTTACAGTAACGTCCAATCATGGTCCCCTACAAACGCAACAATTTCGTGGCCGAGCGGGTATTCTGGCACAATCCATAGTGGCTATAACGGCGGGACACACTCATCCATCTCCCAGAACCAAACGAATGCGGCGTTTAACTGCGGCGGAGGTGCTGGCGCTGGGGGCAACGGTTCCAATGCAACCTACAATTCTGGCGGCAATGGTGGCGCTGGTGTGTCCGTAAGCGGCTTCTCTGCCTCTACCCTGTCCGTTGCCGGTGGTGGCGGCGCTGGTTCTTTTGGCTATACCCATGGCACTGGCACGCATGGCGGCGGAAACGGTACCTATGGTGGGTCAACCTCAGGGAAAGACGCAACATCCTACGGCGCTGGGGGAGGCGGTGGCACTAATGGTGGCCACGGCAGCCACGGCCTCGTAGTTATAAGGTATCAAGTTTAATGGTGAACCTAATAACCAGCGGCGTCGTGTACCTTCACGCCGGTATAATCTTCCAAGCCTAAACACCTCTATACGGCCCTCAGAAGCTCACACAGAGCCTCTGGGGGTCTTCCCTATATAACATCCCTCACGAACAGGAGATCCTCTCTATGAGCGATACAAAGCGCTGGTACGCCAGCAAGGCCGTTTGGGCCTCCCTGATCATGCTTCTGTCGATTGCCCTGCGAGCAGCAGGTATCGACCTTGGCCCCTTTGAAGAAGAACTGACCAACATGATCCTCGAGGTTGTGACCGTCGGTGCGGCTGTGCTCGGCCTCTGGGGTCGGATCACCGCGAGTAAACGTCTGACCGCCTGATGGTTGGCTCCTCAGGTGATGGCCAGCCTCATGCTCCACCTCCCTACGACAGCCTCAAGATCTCTCCGGTTGGCTCACCCGACTGGAAGACACGGATTTTGAGGCTCGAGTTTCAGGCGGAGACCCACGACAACCAACTGTCCAACCTGACGGACAAAACCAATGCGATGGCAGATAGCCTCGACAGTATCCAGCGCACCCTCGCGCAGATCCGATGGATCGCTATAGGTGCCGCTGTGGCGCTCACGGCCAAAGAGATGGGCCTCATGTCTATCTTGAGTGCCGTGGGTGTCTCTGGGGGATGAGGTTCGCACACCTCTCCCCCTCCCCTTCCCTCACTACATAAAAAAAACATGGAGGCCTCGTGCATGGACATCAAAGATGACCTCGACCTCATACAGCGTCTGATGACCCAGACGTTCATCGACAAGCTCCAATCAGGTGACGTTACACCTTCGGAGCTCAACACCATCCGCCAGTTCCTCCGAGACAACAACATCGTGATCACCCCTGAGAAATCAGCGCAGCTCGGGACCCTTGGTGGTCTGCTGCCTGAGTTCGGCTCAGCAATGGGAGGGGCTGCAACCCATATGAACGGTGGAGACAAAGACCCTGACGACCCAAAAGACACCTTCAACTGACCAAGAACAGGTACAGGCCCTCAGCAACCTCCAGCGCATCAAACAAGACTTCCGAGTGTTCACCTACGTCCTCTGGCGTCACCTGAACCTCCCTGAGCCTACACCGCTTCAATACGACATCGCAGAGTACCTACAGCACGGCCCTAAGAGATCCGTGATCGCAGCCTTCCGAGGCGTAGGGAAATCTTGGCTAACCTCAGCCTTCGTGGTGTGGCTCCTCCTCAACGACCCTGACAAGAAGATCATGGTGGTCTCAGCATCGAAAGATCGTGCTGATGCCTTCTCAGTGTTCGTCAAGCGGATCATCAGTGAGCTGGATATCTGCCAGCACCTGATGCCCGGTCCAGACCAACGCTCGTCCAATATCAGTTTTGACGTAGGCCCTGCCCTCGCTGACCACAGTCCCTCGGTGAAGTCCGTCGGTATCACAGGTCAGCTCACGGGATCTCGTGCCGACGTCTTGATCGCAGACGACGTGTCTGTAGCGAACAACAGTGACACGCAGGGTGCTCGAGATAAACTCAGTGAAAGCGTCCGAGAGTTCGACGCTATCCTCAAGCCCCTGCCTGAGAGCCGTATCATCTACCTAGGCACCCCTCAGAACGAGGATAGCCTCTACAACAAGCTGCCTGAGCGTGGCTACGAGATGCGTGTGTGGCCCGCAGAGATGCCACAGGACGCTGATCTCCAGAAATATGAAGACACCATAAGCCCATACGTCATGGATCTTGGGCTGAAACCCGGGGAACCTACGGATCCCAAGCGGTTTGACGCAGATGACCTTCTGGAACGTAAGGCTTCTTACGGTAAAGCCGGGTTCCAGCTCCAATTCATGCTCAACACCAGCCTCAGCGACGAAGAACGATACCCGCTGAAGGTCCGTGACCTCATCATCACCGAACTAGACCCTGAGAAAGCCCCGATGACGTGGGACTGGCTCCCGCACAAGAAGCACCTACACAATGATCTCCCGAATATGGCGATGTCTGGCGACTATATGTACGCACCTGCTGGTTTTCATGATGTTACTGCCGATTACCAAGGTATCGTTATGGCTGTTGACCCCTCAGGGCGTGGCGCTGACGAAACTGGCTACTCCATTGTGGCCCACTCTAACGGCTATAATTATGTCCTCCGCTGTGGAGGCTTCCAAGGAGGATATGATGAACAGACCGTACTGAACCCTCTGGCTGTCTTGGCCAAGCAGTACAAGGTCAACAAGATCATCTGTGAGAGCAACTTCGGTGACGGTCTGTTTACCAAGGTGTTCCAAGAGGTGGTTCACAAGATCCACCCCTGCTCCATCGAAGAGGTACGCCACAGCACCCAAAAGGAACTCAGGATGGCTGATACCCTCGAGCCACTCATGGCTAAGCACAGGCTGGTCATGAACAAGCAGGTCATCGAGGAAGACTACCGTAGCATCCAGAAGTACGACCAAGAGAAACGTAACGCTAAGAGCCTGATCTACCAGATGACGAGGCTGACTAGAGATCGTGGGTCACTCAGGCACGACGATAGACTGGATGCCCTCAGTATGGCTCTAGCCTACTGGAGTGACGCTATGGCTCAGGATGCTGAAAGAGGAGCTGAGGTCTACCACAAGGAACGTATGGAAGAGCTGGCTGCTGACTACTACTCTAAGCTGGCTGGAGTTCACCTCAAGGAGGACCGTGAGTTAACTTGGGGGTAGATCATGAGGATGATGATCTAAGGAGGTACCGTAAGAGATACCTAAAATTAATTATGGTCATATATAGGGGGAGCCCTAGGTTCAGCTATAGTATAACTATAGATACACGATAGGATACCTAGGTTATTTGAGTGAACTGGAGTGACTGGAGTGACTGGAGTGACTGGAGTGAACTGTTGATCATCATCATCAGGAATACCTATCCAGTCAGTCATGAGGGTGCTTGAGGTGCTCGGGACACTGTAGACCCCCACACCATACTAGTAACGAAATGACATACCTTGGGTGACTGTGGTCTAACGCTACACGATGGGTCTTCCCTCAAGTTTTAGGGGTCATCCAAAAGTGCCAGAAATTTCTGAGCGCCTTATATAATACGCATGGACCCGGTCTCCCCCCGCTACCCCCCGCAACTCACGAACCTAGCGCCACTCATGCAACCCCTAGTCTATGCTCGGGGGTCCGTCGAACACTAGTATTCGACAGTGCACCCAAAAGCCTAGCGTTTTCAGTAGGTTGCGGGCCATGTCCATATAATCTCGATTATGTTTGCCCCTGTTTTCCGGGGGATCATCAGCCACCACAGGTTCAGCGTGAGCATTTTGCTCATGTCTGGATTTGTGTGTGGTTTTTTTGTCACATGTCCACAAAAGTTTTTCCCCATCTGTGATTTACCCTGTAGTTTTCTTACGATCTTCCCTATCTCTTCTCCATCACCAACGCGAAACACAAGGACACGCCGACATGACCACGAAAAACACCGCGCTCATTAGCACCAAAGACCTCATTACCGTACTTGGCGCAGCCGCCAAGCATCGCACCGCCCTGCGCAACGAAATGCGGGAAGCGCAGGAAGCGGGTGACCTTCGGAAGCGCAACAAGCTTGCCAAGGTGTACCACCCTCTCTCGGACACCCTTCGTCACCTCGCAGGCGTCTACGTGGACAGCCTTTAACTAACCAACCCTCAGGGGGCCTCGCGCCCCCTATCTTCCCTATCTCTTCCCCATCACCAGCAGGATACCAGCACCATGAAGACCCGCGACATCCAAACCGCCCGCAAGTTCTCTCTAGACTTCCGTGCCGCCTTCCAAGGGACCCGCAAGGCCGCTCTAGCCGCCAAGCGTGAACGCAAGCTTGCCATGGCCCTACGCAATCGCAGACAGCCAGTAGTTCAAGGGGGGTCTGCGGCATGAACGCGATAACCTTTGATTTCACCGGGGATCCCCAAGGGGTGGTCACCATGACCAGCACCACCAAGGCCCCCGGCTCTGTCTTTTTTGTCGCTGAGCCGCTGTCGAAGTCCCTTAACGTCGCAATCCTGTCGATTGCTGGCCGCCTGTTTCCAACCGGTTTTGATGCAGCCATGACGGGGGCACCGGATACGCTGGAGAAATTGAACGCCCATATAGAGAAGACCGGCAGGATGCTGGTCTACGCCGGGCACAGCGACGCGACCATATTCGACTGTGAAAACGTGAACCATGCTTTCCGCGCTTGGCATGACTGGTGCCATTGGAAGGGTCAATTCGCCTTTGATGCTCAGGGTGAGAAACAGGCCTTTGAGATGCAATGCGACCACCTTCGCAAGGTGTACGGTGAAGATCACCCCGACCTGCCGGAATGGATCGCAATCCTTGACGCTGAGATAAACGGTCAGGTGCAGCACTCAGCGGTGCATGGTCACTTTCCGCATGATCAAAAGGCCTTTGTGAAGGCATGGCTAGAGCACCCTAGCGCCACCTACTACACCGCCTATTAATCTTCCCCAACCTTCGATAAACAAGGATCTAAGAACATGACCAGCGCCATCCTCTGCACCGCCCTAGCCCTATGGGTCCTCGTGGCATATGCCGCCCTCGTGGCTCTGCCATGGTCACCCCTAGCCTGAGAGAAAGAGGGACACCGCCCCCCCTGATGCACCTTTTCGGATACCTCAGGCACCCACCACCGGTTGAGCCATCGAATGCCTTCTATCGCCACAGGAGGCCCCGAGAGCTCAACCGGCCCGGTGATAGTATAATGATAGTAGGCGTAGTGTCCGCCATTAGCCCGCCCACGTTACCTGAGCTCCAGTGCAACAGCTCAAGGCCCCGATGCTGCCATGAAACCGCCACCCGCACTGTCGAGTTTGTAGTGCGAAAATTTGCTGAGGCACAATCCACAGCACTAGTGGGTTGCGCCTCATCCATCCCACCGCTAACGTCCATAACCTTAGTCCTGTTCTTCTTTTGTTCCCACCCCCACGTAAACCTAAGGAAACCTGACACCATGTCTGATCAATATCGCCGAGGCCCCAACCTCTTCGACGCTCCAACTCTTTCCTATATGATATCAGAGCAGTACACGAACCTAGTGCAAGTCTGCGCCAAGATCATCCCGAGGTCGTTCTCGATCGACCGCCAATGGACCTACCATCAAGAGGTGACCATGCGAAACAAGAGCAACCTGATCGAAGGAGTAAACCTTTTAGAGGCTGCGCTCCACGACTACGAGCACCAGTTTGGACGGCATTACCTTGATGATCAGTGGCCCGAGATTGAGGTCATAGCATTGAACGCAGCCCACGCACTTGACGCAGGTCAGCTAATGAAGGCGGATCAGGGAAAGATGCTGAATGTACTTGATCCCAACGTGGTCCGTCGTGTCTATAATACCGACTACGCACCTTGGCTCAACGTGAGCCCAACCGCACGGGCACTTCAGGCGTTTATGGTCTCCGAGACCGATAGACCGACCTGAGCCTGAGCCTTCGTAAATGGGAGAGACACTCACCATGAAGAAAGACGACAAAGAGGCGCTAGACCTCGTTCGCAAGATCCTTCGCCCCCTAGTGTTGATGGACAAACAGATGACCATCAACCGGTTCATGGCCCTACTGGACGTCATTGTTGAGGAGATCGACGACATGTACGACCTGCGAGACTATGCCGAGAAGAACTACGACCTGTCGAAGTCTGGTCTATCTCGCATGGTCTCGTATTGGGGGCCTGAAGCCTACTTACAGTACAAAAACGATGCCGACGGCAACCCCACGATCCCCGTGCGACCTGAGGGCCAGAACTTTCTCGAGTTCACGCCGGATCCACGTGACTACCGCCGCCGGATGATCAAAGTCACACCGAAGGGCACGCAGTTCGCCGAAGACTTGGCCATGAAGATCAAGCACCACTGCCTGACCGCTGCGTCATCCTCCTCCTCTTAGAACTCTGAATAAAGGACTGACCAAAATATGGCATCTGAAGTCAAACGTAACGGCACCCCCACAGGCAAGTGGCTCTCAAAGCCATTTAAAGACCCGCTGACGGGCACTAGACGCACCAAGCAGTTCTCCTCCGAGGCTGACGCTATCGCCTACGAGGCGGCTTGTGAGGAGGCCCTGCGCCAAGGTTTGGGTTATCTTCCCGAAGCGTCGTCAGTTACCAGTGAGCGAACATTGCGATACCTGAGCAAGACCACACTTAGGTCGCACTATGGTCAGCTCGCAGGTGGCACTCGAGACAGCATGGCTAACCACCACCGCCACCTCATGCGGATCTTGGGACCAGACCTTGAGGCTAGTAAGTTTACCAAGGATGCCGTGCTCAACGTCCTCGATCAGCTCCAGCACCTCAAGCCAGCGACACGCAACGGCCTGCGCACTGCGGTCAACGTCATGGCCAAGGAAGGGGCTGAGCGTGGTCTGTGTAAGCCTTTCCGAATGCGCCACGAGCCCGTGAACAACACGAAGGACTTCTACCTGACCGCAGAGGATGAGGACCGCCTTCTGAAGGTGTGTAACGACAATTACCGGGTGCTGTTCAGGTTCACGATCCTGACCGGCCTGCGGCTGGCTGAGGTCTTGTCTGTGTCGGCTGATGACATCCAGCAGCAGCAGAGCACAGATGGCGGATCGGTTGGTGTCCTGAGGGTGGTCGGCAAGGGGTCTAAGCTGCGTAGGGTACCGCTGACCCCTGAGGCACGACAGATACTGGAGCGCCAAGGATCGTGGTCTCACTTCAAGAGATACACAGTGCAAAGATACATCCAGCGGGCGGCACTGAAGGTGGGTCTGCCGGTCACCTTCCACACCCTGCGACACACCACGGCCAGCCGTCTGGCTGCTGCCGGTGCCAACGTGATGCACATCAAGGATCTGCTTGGGCACACCAGCCTGACCACGACGCAGAACTACATGCACCTCGCCCCGGGCTGGGGCGATGAGGTGGTGGCACTGATCCAATGAGAAAGACGAGTGTCGCGGTAGACGTCTGGGACCCAGATACCTACGAGAGCCTCACGGACCTCCGGGCTGAGCTGCGGGACCTTGTGTTCGACGCAGTGACCTTGGAGGAACGTGACGCCGCAGAGCGAGAGCTGATGATAGTTGAGGCCGAGATCGCCTCAGGCCAAACCACCCGCATCCCGTTTTGATCGGAGAGGCATTGACGCCCTGTGGATAACTTGATAATTACGCGACGTGAACGTCGGGCGACTTGAGTACCTTATTTCAACCCTTTCGCCCGACGTTTACCCTGTTCGACAACCGTTGAACATTCGACACCGCCCGTTCGACCGACCCCATAAGTCTCTGGAAAATAACGGAAAAACTGTTCGACACCGCACGATTAAAAGAAGCGTTTTGGACACCTTCTTCCCTAAATGCGGCGTTTAGACAGTCCATTTTCGAAAAACTCCAGTGATTTCATGGGGTGATGTGAACAAAATAGAAACACACATCGTGTCTAGTTCATGTCTGGTTACAGCGGGTTCTTGGAATTCCGGTCATATAGGCCACACCAAAAGGACCAACCTATGGATACCCCTAATGTTCCCTCAGATTACCTGTCTGTCTTGCTATCGGCCTACCAAGGGACGGCAGCGTCCGTCAACGACGTGGTTGATCAACTCAACCATGAGGAAACCATACGCACCTACAGCCACCAGCGCACCCTCAAGAGACATCAGGCAGCTCGAGACAACTCGACCTACAGTGATACGCAGGCTGGGCGCTATGCTGTTGAGGCTCTGCTGGACAAGCTCGAGGCCAGCCTTGAGCAGGGCCGGGAACTGATCTCACGTAAGGGTCTCCCGGGCGCTAAGCACCGGGCTCTGCGTCTCTTCGACAAACAACCGCTGAGCACCCGGGCGATTGCCTACGTGGCTCTAAGAGCGACGGTGGACTGTCAGGTGAAGTGGCAGGGGTCTAACGCAGCCGACGTCATGAACGGGTCCGCAGCGACCTCGGTCTCAGGCACGGCTGTAGAGGCTCACGTGGCCAAGAGGATCTACGCTGAGATGAAGGCCAAGTGGGCACACAGGGCTGCGGCCCTGAGCTTCAAGAACTTTGTCGAGCAGCAGAAGACCTCGCAGCTTTCCAGAGCGAAGGCTGAGCGAGCGTTGTCCCGGCGGATGGAGCACCACAACATCAACTACATCGAAGACCAGTGGTCCCCGAAGGACCGGATCGCCATTGGCGCGTGGATAATGGAGCACATGATCTTGAGCACCGGCATCGTCAGCCTTGGTCGGGACGTGGTCACCTCTGCGGTCGGCGCAAAGGCTCGAGACCTTAACAAGCAGTACTACAAGCTCGATCCAGACTTTGTGCAGTGGGTCATCAACGCTGAGGAGGGTATCGCCCTGCGAGAGACCCTTCACGAGCCCATGCTGATCCCACCTAGACCATGGTCGATGGACAACCTCGTCAGCGGTCCCTACGTCCACCCTGAGACACCCACGACACCGCTGGTCAAGGGGATGACCAAGTACACTCACGGTGAGATCCAAAACCGCCCTGCGTTTCAGGAGGTCATCGATGCGGTCAACGCAGTGCAAAATGTACCCTATCGGATCAACGACTACGTCCGTGACGCTGTGCGCTGGGCACTCGAGCAGGATGAGCCTTTGGCAGGCCTCCCGGCGTCCGAAGATGTCCCATACCCGAAGTGGTCTGATGACTTTCGAGACGATCAGGAGGCGAAGCAGCGCTGGATCAGGGCATTCCGTGACGCCGAGAACAAGAACGCCAAGAGGGCCAGCCAGACGTATGCGATCCACGCTGCGCTACTCGGAGCTGACAAGCTCTCGGGCCGTGACCTGTACTTCCCACACGTGATGGACAGCAGGGGGCGCATGTATCCGCTGGCTGTGTTTGGGGTCTCACCGCAGGGTGCTGATGCTCAGAAGGCCATGCTCCAGTTCGCTCGGGGTGTGGCGATCAACACGAAGGATCAGCTCAACGCTTTGTACGTGCAGTGCGCCACTGAAGGTGCCTACGAGGGCGCGGACAAGGCCAGCATGGCCAGCCGGGTCAAGTGGACTGAAGATAACCTCGAGGCCATCAAGGCTATCGGTCAGGACTGGCGGTCTAACGTCGGGTTTTGGGAAGAGGCGGATCACCCGTTCATGTTCCTTGCGGCCTGTCGTGAGATCTACCTGTTTCATGAGCACGGCTATGGCTACGTCTCGACCCTCCCGTGCTACTCGGATGCAACCTGCTCAGGGATCCAGCACTACAGCGCCCTCCTCCGTGACCCAGCGGGGGGCTTCTCGGTCAACCTCGTCCCCGGTCACGACCGGCAAGACGTCTATGGTCTGGTGGCGGAGCGTGTCACCGAGATCCTGCGCAACTTGGATATATCTTCCCTATCTGTGTTGCATCGCGAGATGCGTGAGCTGCTATTGGAGCACGGGATCGACAGGGCTGCGGTGAAACGCCAGACCATGACGAAGCCGTACAACAGCAAACTCAGGAGCTGCCGGGAGTACACGATCTCTTGGATCAAGGAGGTCCTTGCCGCAGGTACACTCGTGCTGCCTGAGGGCATGACCGCCGGTAAGCTCGGGGCCTTCCTCGGTGACCATATTTGGGACGCTGTGGCTGAGGTCATGCCGAAAGCCTGCGAGGCTATGGAGTGGATCGAGGCTGTCACAAAGCAGACGGTTCGGGCCAATCCTCACGTCCCTCTCTCGTGGGACCTACCAGACGGCATGGTCTGTATCACCCGGAAGGGTCTGTCGGAGAAGCTACGGCTGAACACCACGTTCGAGGGTGCCCAGCGTTTGCGACGTCTGACTGTGGAGAAGGACGACCAGAGCCCAACGGACCACGGCAACAGCATGCCCCCGAACTTCATCCACAGTCTGGATGCTGCACACCTCCGCCTCACAGCGCTGCTGTGGGAGGACCACTGTGCCCGTCAAGGGCGGCAGCCGGTCATGACCTTTGTCCATGACAGCTTCGGTGTCCCGGCGGCTGACAGCGCTGACTTCAGCCGGATCCTGAGGGAAGCCTTCGTCACCCTGTACACCGAACACGATCACCTGCGCCGCTGGCTCGCCTCGATGCAGGAGATTGCTGGAGCTGACGTCATGCTGCCTGAGCCCCCTGCTTTGGGGTCTTTGGAGCTGGAGGGCGTCACGCAGTCTGAGTTCTTCTTCTCCTAGTCTTCCCCACTTGTGTTCTATCGCCAAAAGGAATTCCGGTCATATGAGCACACCAAAACCATTTTGAAGGAAAAAACCAATGGCAACTCTAACGAAAATCACACTTCCCGTGGGTATCGCTCGGTTCCCACACCTCAACCGGCCAGACACTAAGTTCGTCGAAGCCGGTGCCTACAAAGCCAACGTCGCAGTATCTTCTGAGAAGGCCGCTCCGGTCATCAAGCGGCTACAAGAGATCGCCAAGGCTGAGCTGGGCAAGGCCCTGCCCAAGGCCGACAACAGCCTCTGGAAGGAGGAGGTTGATGACAACGGCGATCCGACCGGCATGATCATGTTCAAATGCTCGGTCAAAAACGTCGTCACCAAGGACGGCAACCTCTGGGACCGCAAGCCGGTCCAGTACGATACCGAACTTAACAAGGTGAACGAGAACATCTACGGCGGCTCTGAGCTGGCCGTAGCCTGTGACGTTTGGGCGTGGGAATACTCAGGCAAGAAAGGTCTCGGTCTCCAGCCCACTGCGGTCCAGATCCACAAGCTGGTCGAGGGACCTGAGGGCGGTGGCGACCACGGTTTCTCCAAGGCTGACGGCGGCTTCGTATCAGAAGCAGGCAGCACCTTTGCGGATCCCGGCCCGGACACCACGCCGTCTAGCGTTGAAGCCGAGGCTTACGACTTCTAATGGTCCGTCACTCCCCTCGCCTGCGTCGAGCATACGCAGACCGCCGGGGTGTGAGAGAAGGTTATCGTTCCGGGCTCGAGCTGGATATAGCGACGTACCTCGACAGCATCGACTGTAAGTACGAGTACGAGCCCGCTGATGGAAAGGTGAGGTACACGGTCCCCGAGACCAGCAAGCTGTACCTGCCTGATTTCGTTCTGCCCAACGGCATCATACTGGAGAGCAAAGGGCAGTTCTCGAGCAAGGACCGGTCTAAGCACCTGCTAATCAAGGCCTCACAGCCTGAGCTGGACATCCGGTTCATCTTCAACAATCCAAACACCAAGATCGGCAAGAAGTCCGCGACCACCTACGGCATGTGGTGTGAGCGACACGGCTTCCTGTACGCCAAGTACACCAAGGCACAGCCGGTGCCACAGGAGTGGCTCGATGAATAACTACACCGTCCATCACCGGGAGGAGCCTTGGACAGG